CAAAAATTAGGTGGGGCAGCGCAAATTGCAGCAGTAGGAGTGCAGGGAGTTACAGCAGGAATGGCATTATTTGGGGATCAATCTGAAGACACCGAAAAAGCATTGTTAAAAGTACAAAGTGCCATGGCATTTGCGGATGCTATTAGTAGCGTTTCTGATTTAGGCGGTCAATTTAGAGTACTAAAAGCATTAGTTGTAGAAAGTACTTTAGTAAACAAAGCAAATGCAGCAGCGACAGCATTAGCTACCATATCACAAAGATTATTCGGTGTAGCAGTAAACACTACTTCAACAGGTTTTAAGGTCTTAAAAGGCGCAATTGCTGCAACAGGAATTGGACTTCTAGTTGTAGGAGTTGTGGCATTAATACAAAACTTTGATAAGGTCAAAGAAGTAGCTTTAAATTTTATTCCTGCACTTGCAAGTGTTGGCAAAACCATTAGTAATATTGTAAATAGTGTTACGGATTTTATAGGATTGACTTCTCAGACAGACAGGTTATTAGCAAAGTCTAAACAAAAAGCAGAGGAAAATATAGCGCAAAACGAAAGGTATCTTGAACGTAATGCTAGTACATTGTCAGAGTCTAGGAAAAAAGAAATAGAATTAAATAACGAACATTTTTCTAGAATAGCAGAAGGCAGATTTAGCGAAGCAGAAAGTTTACTAATTTATAACGAAGCTCAAAGAAAAGAAGTAAGAGAAAAAAATAAAATACTTAACGACTTAGAAAAAGCAGCGCAAGAAAAAAGGAATGCAACTGCAAAAGCATTACGAGAAAAAGCAGCAGCGGCAAGAGCAACAGCTATTGAAAAAGAAAAAGAGGAAGCATTAGCGGGTTTCAGACGCGCAGAAGATCAATTTGATCAAGGTTTAAAAGTACAAAAAGAAGCCTTAAAATCAACAGCAAATGCTTTACTAAGCGATAACGAGTTAAAAGTACAAACAGAAAACGAGGCTTTTGCAAAAAAATTAGAAATATTAAAAGTTTTTAATCAAAGCACAGAAGCAGTTGAGATAGAACATAAAAGAGTTTTAGCGCAATTAAATAATGAGTTTTTTGCGGGTGAAGCAGATAAAGCAAAGAAAACTGGAGAATCAAAAATTTTAATTGCAACGCAGGTTGCAGAAGCAGAAAATACAATACAACAAAAACAATTTGAAGTTGCTGAAAAAGGAATTTCTTTAATTAAGTCTTTGTTTGGTAGAAATAAGGTTATTCAAAAAGCATCTTTAATTGCTGAGTCGGCAATTGGAATTGCAAAAATGATAATAAGCACAAAGGCAGCAAACGCTGCTGCTGTTTTAAAATATGCGCTTTTACCTGGTGGTACAATATTAGCTGCTAAAGAATCTGTTTTAAATAATGTTAGTACTGGAATTGGTATTGCAGCAAACGTTGCAGCAACTGCAAAAGGATTACAGGCATTAGGCGGCGGCGGCGCTCCTAGTGCTCCTAGTTTAAACACAAGCGGTGGTGGTGGCGGTGTTCAAGCAGCAACAGCCCCATCCGTATCGTTTAACAATACAGCAGAAAACCAAATAGGACAAAGTTTGGGTAAGGCACAAGCAAATCAACCAGCGCAAAGAGTTTTTGTGTTGGAATCAGATATTAAAGACGCAACAAATAATGTAAAAGCATTAGTAATAAAGAATAGTTTTTAATATAAATTTGTTTATTAATTAAAAAGTATTATATTTGTTTATTATTTAAAAAATGTGAAGATGCATTTTACCAATTTATTTTTTTTAGTTGTAAATTAAAGTCATGCCTTTATCCGGTATGACTTTTTTTGTTTAAAAAATTATGAAGAACTACGAACTAAAATACACTATCGGAGAAAAGGGATTATTTAGAATGTCCACAGTAGAAAGTCCTGCTTTAAAAACAGTTCTACTAATGTTTGACAGTCAAGAGAAATTACTGCAATTTGCCGACGACGAAAAACAAATTATCTATTCGGTTGCTATGCGGCCAAATGTACTCATACCTAGAAAAGAAATAAACGGAGAGCCTGCTATGGTTTTTTATAGTGAGGAAACCGTTTATAATTTACAAAAAAACTTCTTTAAAAACAACAGCCACAACGGGGCAACAGTAAACCATGATGGAAAAGTACGTAATGATATGTACATTTTTGAGAGTTGGATTGTTGTTGATCCTATTAGAGATAAAGCCGCAGTTTTAGGACTAGAAGTTATAAAAGGTGATTTAGTCATGGCGCAAAGCGTAGAAAATCCCGAAGTATGGGCTGACATTAAGTCAGGAAAATTAACAGGTTTCTCAATAGAGGCTTACTTAGAACCAGTATTAACAGAACAAAAAAATATAGAAATGACAGACGAAGAATTTACAGCGCGTGTTAAGAAAGTCTTAATGGCTGAGGAACTTGGAGATATGTATATGGTAGGCGAAAAGGCTTACTATTTAGATAAAAAAGAAATTGGAGGTTTATTAACCGACATTGACGGTGTACCATTTGCAAGTATTACAGAAACTATTGACGGACTTGTAATGACAACAGATGAAAACGGTTTAGTAGTAGATGCCGTTGCAGCAGAAGCTAAAGTAGTAGAAGCTAGTAAGGACGAAATGAAAATGAAAGAGGACATGAAAATGATGGACGACTTACAAGCGGAAAACAACGACTTAAAAGCGCAAATCGTAGCTTTAAAAGACGGTAGCACGATGATGTCAAAAGAATATGCTGCGGCTAAAAAAGTAGCTCTTAAAATGTCAGAGGAGATGTTAAGAGGTATTAAGCCTAACCCTGATGGATTGCCTGCAAAACCAATGTCAGCATTGGAAAAATTTAGAGAATATAAAAAAACCAATAAATAATAAATTATGCCAATAAGTTATAGCCCAATATCAATAAGAGGCAAGGCGGTAGAGCCTATCATCCAAGAAATCTTTTTTGCAAATAAAACGATTCAAAAAAGTTTAGTAAATTTTGCAGACGACGTAAAAGCATCTACAATAATTACTGAAACCGCAGTAACGGTGCAAGGTCAAAAGTATACTGGAGAAAGACTTAATTCATTAGGTGGTCCAGTACTTAGAGATCGCTTAGCAAACCCAAAAAAGATTGAGTATAAGTACACATTTAAAATGGAGGACTTACGTCAATCTCGTTTTAATCGTGATATGGCAACAGGTGCGTTTAACATTGACAGTTCGGATTTTAACACACAAGTTTTGCAATTAACAGGCCCAAAAACTTCTCAAGATGCACAGTTAAAGTTTTGGTCAGGTTTTTCTGCTGCAACTAAAGCATCTATTGCGGGATTAACAGCAGGTGCGGGACAGGGTAGCATTTCAGCATCAGCAAAAGCAGCGGTTGCAGGATTTGCAGCAGACGCAGCAGATATTGACGGTGTATTGTCAAGAGTTTTATTTGATGAGACAGCCTTGGGAGCTTATATTAAAGTAGCGGGTACAACATTTACTGTTGCAAATATTGCCACAGAATACGGAAAAATCTTTGGAGCTGCAAGACCTGAGTCTTTTGAAGCAGTTGAATTACCTATTATGTATGCACCTTACGCACACAGACAATTAATTTTAACAGCAAACAATTCAGTAGGTGCTGCACAACAAGTTAACTTTTTAGTTGTTGGAACAGGAGCAAACGAAGTGATCTCTTATAACGGTGTTGTAATTGAATTTGTACCGTTTCCAACAGGTTTTGTTTATTTACAAAGACCATCCGTTATTTTCTTTTCAACAGATGCAACATCAGACGTAGCGGCATTTGAAACAGGGAAAGTTGACAACGATAGTGATGTAATGTTTGTAAGAACTATCTACACACTAGACGCAACTGTTATGGCTCATCCTGACGGTGTTTTATACGGTGGATAATAATAATAATAAGGGTATGTAATGTACCCTTTTTAAAAAAATAACATCATGCCTATAACAAATTTAGGAGCGCAAAATAGTCTTTCTGATTTACAATTGCCTACAGCATATAACAGGCCTAGTATTGTAACTTTTGCAGACTTCGAATACATTAGAACGGTTGTTTTAAATATTCCAAAAGCAACAGTAGAAACTGCAACAGCACAAGGCACAATGTTAGCAATTTTTAACAATGCAACAGTAGGAATTAATAAGCAAATTGTTGATTTAATTGCAGCGGAATTTTTAGCAACACCAGTAGTAACAACTTTTGGTTCTTTAATTTCTTTAACTACAAACGTAGAAGTAGGAAATTTTCAAGATCAAACATATTTAACAAATCAAGTGGTTGCATATCGTGCAACAGTACAGATTTTTGTAAAATCAATATAAAATGAGTCTAACAAAATCAAGATTAGTAAGTAGGAAAGCACCAATGAAAGGGATAAAATCCGTTTTCTTTGCGCCTTTTTTAGCATCAACTCCCGTGGTAAATACGGTAACAGGTGTAGTTGCTTTGCCCGCAATTATAAACGCTCTTAGCGTAACAAAAGTAGAGGTAAAAGCAGCAGGAAACAACATTGTAGAAACCTCAACATTTGACGAGGCTACACGAACAAACGAGATCGTAGGAGTTTTAACATTTTTTGTAAACGGTAATGATTTATCTTTAAGAAATGAAATTACAACAGACTCAGGAATTTTAAAAACTATTTTTGTAGAGGATTACAACGGTGTAATTCGTGTTTTAGGATCGCAAAATGGTTGTGATGTAATGACACTAGTAGGTGGATCAGACTTACAAGGATTTACAGTAACAATAAATTCAAAAGAAGTAGATTTAGCATTTACATTAGCACCGCTGGGGGTTATTGCTTTAAACGCTGCATTATTACCAGTACAATAAATATTTAACGCTTAACAATTGTTAGGCGTTTTTTAAATAAATTTATAAATGGATATTTTAAGAATAAACACTTTGCCATCATTTGAAATTGTATCACGTTATAAATTAAATATAGCTTTGCAATTGCGTTTCCTGCTTATAAATGAATTTACAAAATTATCAAGTGAGATAATCGCAAACGTTACATTATTAGAAAATGATAACTATAAAGTTACATTATTATCTTTTCCAATATCCCAAATTGGTAATAAATTTAGTTATACTTTGATAGAAAATTTAAGTCTTAAAATAGTATCTTTAGGTAAAATTTTAGTAGTATCAGAAACGCAAAACGTGCAGGAATATACTAAGCTACAAAATACTAAATTTTACAACTAATGACAAAAAAAAATATAAATCTTGTTCAATTTTCTGCTTACGAAACAGGCGTTAAAAGACCATCAGTAGGAAAAGAATACACCTTAAACGGTAAAAATAATATAAACTTTAAAAAATATAGAGATTCTTACGATGACAGCCCTACCAATTCTTTTATAATTAAGACAATTGTAAATTATATTGTAGGTAAAGGACTTGTAGACAAAAGCGGATCGCTTAAACCACATGAATTTTTAGCAAAAGGAGATTTGCGCAAAATAGTTTTAGACTTTAAAAGGGATGGTTCGGCATTTATTCAGTCTATAAATTTTGAGGGTAACGTAGTTAAATTTTTACACACACCTAATATTAGAATGGGTTTAAATGTAAATATAGATGCACGGGATGAAAGATACATGGAGGTTGACGGTTATTGGTATTGCTGGGATTATACAAGAGAAGGAGAGTTCCCTCCTAGACCTTACCCAATGTTTAGCAAGTACGACAATGATAACCCTATTGAGATATTACATTTAAAAATATTAAGCTCAGAGCCTTACTTTCCTTTTCCTGATTGGTTTAGTGGCTTTAAAAGCGCTAAAATAGAAAGTGCATTAATTGATGATGCGGTTAATCATGTGATGCGTGGATTTCAGGGAAAAACTATTATAAATATTAATAGTGGTGGCCTAATGGATGAAGATGAAAAAAAAGAAATATCTAAAAAAATAGGAGACGACTATACAGGAACTGAAAACGGAGATGGTGTTATAATTTCTGTAAACGAAAGCGCAAACGAAGCTATAATTATAGATACAATAGAACCACGAGGACGTAACGAGCAATTTGTAACTTATGATGAAACTTGCGAAATTAAATTAATGGCAGCACATCAGGCTATGAATATATTATTTTCCAGACCTGGTAGCAATGGATTTTCTAGCAATGCGGACGAGATAGCAACAGCAACAGATTCATTATATTTAAGCACTATTAACCCTATAAGAGATGAATTAATAGAATATCTAAACGAAATGTTTAGAAAAATTAATCCTAATGCCGATATTGATTTTATAAACTTTGGTCAAGAAAAAATAATTGTTTCAGATACAAATATAACAAATGAATAAATTATTAACTAATATAGAAAACATAGCAAAATTAAGCGGGTTTGATGGAAATATAGACAACGATTCTATTAATCCTTTTATTTTTATGGCTGAAAGTACTGAAATTAAAAGGGTGTTAGGTAATCCTTTGTATTTAAAAATTAAGACTGATTTTAATAATGATAGTTTGCAAAATGAATACCTAGCATTATTTAATGACTACATAGAATTAATATTATCTTATTACACTTGTAGTTTTTATTTGCAGTTAGGCATAATTAAGGTAAGCCAAAATGGAGCGTATCTAGTAACACCTGAACGTACGCAACAGTCATCTGAAGAATTAGTCAAAATGGCTGACAAGTATGAAAAATTAGCGTTAGGATTAGAAATAAAAATGCAAGAACACTTGGAGGAGTTAAATTTGCCTGAAAGACCTTCTAACAGTAGAATAAAAGTAAAGACTTCTTTAAATTGGATCAAACCAGAAAAATTTGACAATGAGTATAATCACGATAAATGTAGACCTACCCAACACGGGACAAGGTGATCCTTTAAGAAATGCATTTATAGCTGTTAATACTATGTTTGCAGAACTTTACAATCAAAAAGTAGACAAAATAGCAGGTCAAGGGCTAAGCGAAAATAATTTTACAACATCGTTGCAAACTAAATTAAATAACGTTGCAGAAGGTGCAGAAGTAAACGTACAGAGCAACCTGCAAGAAGAGGACGAGACACAAGACAGTTATGTTTTAGGTCAAGATGTATTCTTTAGCCTAGAGAGAACACCCGCAAGAATTGAAACATTTGCAGGAATAAGCGTATTTGAAATTCAAGTAGGTTTAACCGTTGATAGAGTTTTACTTAACAGAGCCGAACTTTTTGAGGTTGACGAGTGGTCACAAACAGGAACAACTTTAACGATTACAAAAACAATGTTTGCAGGAAACCGCATACAAATAAACTTTTTTTAATATGAAAAAATTACTTTTACTTTTATTACCATTTTTTGCGATGGCTCAAAGCCCTGATGCAACGCAAATAGAAAATATATTATTGCTTAATAATACAAAACAAAATTCAGCAACTAGAGTTATTGTTCAGGATTCTATTACTAAAGAATTAAAGTTTGTTTTAAGAGCTAGTTTAGTACCACAAGCCAACGCAAGCACAAGCGGAACGGTAAGGACTACAACGGCTGAAGTAAACCCACAGGTTTACACTATTGGAATTGTAGATAATAAATTAGATGCTAAATTGAACGTTAATCAAAAGGGTGCACTTAATGGAGTTGCTACATTAAACTCTATTGGTAAAATCCCCAATGAACAAATCCCAGCGGTTGCAATTTCTGAAACATTTCCTATATCTTCTGAAGCGCAAATGATTGCTTTAAGTCAAGCAGAGCAGGGAGATATTGCCATTAGATCAGACGTTAGCAAGGCTTTCATATTAAGACAAAGTCCTTCGTCTGTTTTAGGCAATTGGAGTGAATTATTAACACCTGCAAGTACGGTTACAAGTGTAGCGGGTAGAGTTGGAGCGGTTATTTTAAACAGTACTGATGTAGGATTAGGTAACGTAAATAATACAAGTGATGCTAATAAGCCTATTTCAAGCGCAATGCAAACCGCTTTAAATTCTAAAATATCAGGATCAGGCATAACAAACCAACTGGCAAGATTTACCGCTAGTGGGGCGGTAGGTAATAGTTCTATATTTGATAATGGGAATGTAGGCATAAACCAACTTAACCCAACAGAAAGACTTGATGTAGTAGGTAATGGAAAGTTTAGTGGTAGATTAATTATATCTAATCCAGTTGCATTAACTAACACAGTTGCTTCTGGAGACAATTTTATATCTTATATATCGGGTGCAAAAAGCGCAAATATTGGGTATAATAACGCTATAGGTGCATTTAATGTTATAGATGGTGATGTAAAAACAATGGTACACAATAGTGGCAATTTCTCAATAGGGAACGGAACGGTTGATGAGGGGTCTAAATTATTTGTTGTAGGAAATGGGAAGTTTAGTGGTACGGTAACGGCAACGTCATTTTTCCAATCCTCAGACATTCGCTTAAAAAATATCATAAAACGTGATGGTGATGTTATTTATTTTACTTGGAAAAACAAACGAGACAATAAAACTCACATAGGCTACATAGCGCAAAAAGTAAGAGCAAAAAATCCAGAGCAAGTACAAAAAGATGATAAAGGTTATTTATCCGTAAATTACATAGAAATCCTAGTAGAGAAAATTAGAAATTTAGAGAAAGAAATTGAAATCCTAAAAGCTAAATAATGAAGTATTTATTAATATTATTTACAATATTGGCAATCGGTCAAACCGATAATCAAATGGTAACATTTACGCAAGCGTCAAATTTAGGTTTTAATCTTAAAAGCGGTCAAAGTAACGTAACAAGTAATCAATGCATGACCAAGAGTGCCGCACTAGCTAAATACAACTTAAACGCTAATTTTATGAGCGAATATATTGATAACCAATTAGTACCACGAAGTACTTGGGTAAATAATTCTTTCCAAGGAGTGCCTTTTTTTACTAACTTTACAACTTATAATAATAATTCAGAAGCCTGTAATGAAACTAGCTTTTTAGGAGATACTAGATACACAATTTCAGGTTTAGCAGTTGGAGTGAAAATTTTTTCTGATGAAGCTTGTACACAAGAAATTACTATATTAGATGAATTTAGAGTGGCTTTGCAAGGTGAGAATAAATTTTCTTTTCGCGGAGGAGGAGCAAATAACACAATATCTACATTATTTAATTGCACACAATAAATATAAATAAAAATGAAACAATCAAAATTTTTTAGCCTAAACTGGCTAGATGCCGCAAAAGCATTATTACTATTAGTAATTGCTACAATTTTAAATTTTATTCAAGAAACATTTATTCCTAGTTTAAATGTGTCGCCCGAGATTAAAGCATTACTTTTGTTAGTAGTTTCTTATATCATTAAAAACTTCTTTACACCAAATGAGGACGATAAATTGCCAGAAACTTTAAAGAGATAATTTTAAATGCCCTACTTAACCTACTATGATTACTATAAAATCTTTAATTTCTTACGTTAATTACTTGTTTTGTTTTTTTTACGGATTTACAGTATTTGATATAATAAAAAAAATATCAGCAGACGATTTCTATTTAGGAAACATTACAAATTTCTTTCAGTTGCTGCTTACTATTATAGGAGTGTTGTTTGCTTATTATAAGCTTTTAACGTATCGGAGGGATTCAGCAACTAAAAGTAGAATGTTAGAGCAAGATGCGGAAAATAAAGAGATAGAATTGTTTTTTAAACGTAATGCAAAAGAAATTAAAGAAAACGAAATGTTATTCACTAAATTAAATAACGATGCAAATAAGTAAGAAGGGCGTTAAATTATTACACGATAGGGAAGGTTTAAGATTAAAACCATATTTAGACACAAAAGGGATACCAACTATTGCCTTTGGTAATACCTTTTACGCGAACGGTAAAAAAGTGACAATGGCAGACAAACCGCTGACAATGGCAGAAGCCAGTAAATTAGGCGATGTAATTTTAGGTAAATTTGTTGAGGGTGTGGACAAGGCGATAACATCATGCGTAAATCAAAATCAATTTGATGCTTGCGTGTCGTTTGCGTATAATATTGGTATAAATGGTTTTAGAGGTTCTTTAGCTTTAAAATTAATAAATGTAAATCCAAATAATAAAGCAATAGGTGAAGCTTTTTTAAATTGGAGCAAACCAATCGAAATTTTAGGTAGGAGAAAATTAGAAGTTAAACAATACTTTGGCACGTAATTTGTAATCACTTATGAAAAAAATATCATGGAAAAATTATTCGACAAAATTAGCAATTATCTTTTTGGTGGCGTTAGCGGTTGGATGCGGTACTAGAAAAACATATCAGACAAAAGAATTAGATAAATTAAAGTCAGCAGAAATAAATACGTCTGCTGACTTTTCTATCTTTAAGAAATTACATATTAATAATACCTTTGATCGCAGCTTTAAGTACACACGTCAAATAGGCGATTTAAAGGAGACTTTTGAGCAAAACAACAAAAGCACTACTAGCGTTAAAATAATTGATTCAGTCCGTTATAAAACGTTTGACATTTACAGAACCACTATAACTTACAAGTCAGTAAAAAATAAACAAACACAAAGCAATAATAATTTAATTTGGATAGTAGCAATAATATTAATCTTTTTATTTGCCTTAATAAAATTTAAATAAAACTTAACCTTGAAAAATAATAACAGACGTTACCGCTTAAGCGATTACCAAGCGGCTAATTTAGGCTTAGAATTAAAAAAAATTAATCAATACACTTTAACCGCAGAACAAGAGGAACAGCATTTAAATAGCTTTGCAAACTTAGAAAACACAACTAGAAAAGCAGTATTTACAGACGCGTTTAATAGTCAGGATGACATAAAGTCTTTACCTAAAAACGTTAAAATTAATAAAAAAGGTAAGCGTGTTTTAATTATTGGAGATTTGCACGAACCGTTTTGCTTAGAAAAATATAGAGATCATTGTTTAAAAACTTACCAGGAATATAATTGTGATACTGTTGTGTTCATAGGCGACGTTATAGACAACCACGCAAGTTCTTACCATGAAACAGATCCAGATGGACACTCAGCGGGTCAAGAATTAAAACTGGCAATTTACAATATTAAGCAATGGTACAAAGTTTTTCCAAAAGCATACGTTACAATTGGTAACCATGACAGGTTAATTATGCGCAAAGCAATGACAAGCGGTCTATCTAAAATGTGGATTAGAGATTACGCTGAGGTCTTGGGTGTTATCGGATGGAAATTTGTAGAAAGCGTAGAGATAGACAACGTACTTTACATTCATGGTGAAGGTGGAACCGCAAGGAATAGAGCGCGTAGGGACTTACAAAGCGTAGTACAAGGACATCTACACACACAATGTTATGTAGAGTGGATTGTAGGAGCTAAATTTAAAATATTTGGTATGCAAATAGGGTGTGGTGTAGATAATAAGTCATATGCATTAGCTTATGGTAAAAATTATGCAAAGCCTGCTATATCTTGCGGTGTTGTAGAATACGGAAAACGTGCAACAAATATAATGATGGATCTATAAAAAAAACCGCTTGTTATAGCGGTTTAAATTTCTACTTTTCAAATGTTATTACTACTTTATGAAAAAGCCTTTAAAATAGAATTTACGTTTAGAACACCCGATTCTAAATTTAATTCTCCTTCTTTTATTCTTTGAATTATTGCGTATGCAACTAATGAACCATTGCTATTTTTTGTTTTGTAATAGTCTTCTAATGCCCAATATATAACGTCTTCAACTCTTTCAATATGTGAATTTTCTATTAATTCATCTAGAATAATTTCTTTTAATATTTTACTCATTTTTTGTTTTATTATAACTACAACCAACAACTTGTGTATTAAATGGCTGTAATTGTGATTAATTAATACTTATTTCTATTTTCCTGTTATTTGTTTCCATTTTTCTAAATGTTCATCTAATTTTAAATAACTATATTCAATATTTAATAATGCATTTCGACACCAATCAGCAAAAGATTTCATATCTTCTTTAGTGTATTCTATTTTCTTATTTTTTTTTTCTGATTTCATATTGCTCGCTATAATGTTTAATATGTATTTTACTTATTTGTTCTTGAATTTCAGGATATTTTTTTTGATCTAATCCGTTCCAAAACTCACTTAAAGTCCAATAAGAAACTTTTAAGGCATCTTGATTAGTTTTACAATAAAAACCTTTTTTATGGTTAATACAAGAAGTTGGTGAACAACAACCAGTCTCTCCACAACCAGAACAATAAGGACAATAAACATCATATTTTCTATTTCTGAAAAGACCTTTAAATTTAGAAAGACAACGCATAACAGCAGTTTGCAAAAATGGCAGGTTTATTCGTTCAATCATATTTTTTTTACGCATCATATTTATTTACCTTCAAATGTTATTACTACTTTATGCCCTAGTTTTTTACCCGCTTTATTTGCAAATTGCAAAAGACTTTCAAGATCATATATAAAAAATTCATGCACGTCAATATTGTTCTCTTTGCAAACCTTTTCAAACGTTTCTAGCGAAGGCGAAGTAGTGCCTAGTTCCCATCTCTTTAATTGCAGGGCACTAATACCTACAATGTCTTTTTTAGCCCTTAAAATGGCCGTTAATTGTTGTTGTATTTTACTCATGATGATATTAGTCTAAATAATTTGGGTAAATAATCAAATATAATAAATAATAAATCCGCAATAATAATAATTAATAAAACTATTTTTACCGAAGTAGGGAGAGTTTTGTTTATATATTTCCACATAATAAAATATTTTTATTTATAAGTTAAAATCTGTTTTTAGTTTACCGTTGTCATCAGAAAAAACTGCAAAGGTATAATGATTAAATGTAGTTAAGCAGCATATTATACTAAAGTAATTACTGCAATAAAATCCTGTAACGCTATTATAAAATAAAAAATCCTTATCTTTTACTTCATAAGAATTAAAAGTGCTGACATTTACGTTCATAATTAATTGCTCTTCTAGCTGCTTAAACCCCCCTTGCGTTGTGATTTTGTTATCATTATTAATTTCTTTTTGATTGTTGTTGATGTCATACAAAACCATTAACTTTTCAATTTCGCTTACTCTTTTTTGAAGTGCTGAGATGCGTGTACTGTCTATATCATTCATAATTTTATAGGTTCGTTAAATACAGGGTCGTTAATAATAATTTTAAGCGCAGTAATGTACTTTTCTTTTTCTAATTCTGCTATTCTCTTTTCCAATGCCTCAATACGGGCTAAATAAAAATCGTTCATAATATTTTTTTTTACAAATATAGTAACACTTCTGATAAAATAAATATCATTAATGATTAATTTAACGTTTTATTAACTATTACATATTAAGTTATAACTTAAATTTGTAAAAAAATAAAACACATGGACACAACAGACTACACGAACAATGCACCGTATTTAAACGAAGAGCAAACAGAAACTGAACAAGTAACAGTGGATGCATGGTATCATGACGAACTTATTAAAATTGCAAAACTTACTAAAGAGTATTTTACAATTTTTAACTTTCCAATGGAAAAAACAAACGACGAATTAATTAGGCTCTACGAAATTAAAAAACAACTAAATAAATTACTATGTTAATATCAGAATTAGATCTAGATAATAATAAAAAAGCGTTATATTATCAGGCAAGAGCGGAAAAATATTGTAATAAAGACACAAATGATTTAGATTGTGCGTTTATTTGGGGGCATACAAAAGAAGGATATCTATATTGGAAACAATTACATGAAGCTATATTAGTTGACAACGACGTACCCAAACACTACAAAAACGCAACGAATAAAGACGTAATTGATTTTTGCCATGACAACAATATTAATTTTTGTCGTGGTTCAGCAATAAAATACATAGTTCGTGCTGGCAAAAAAGACGACGAAATAGAGGATTTGAAAAAAGCTATTGACTTTTTGCAACGAGAAATAAAAAATTTAAAAAAGTAATATTAATCAGCCATAATTTAACAGATGCAATGCTGCTTAGTAACTGTTAAATTATGGCATAAAAAAAATAAATAAAATGTCAAAAGAAAAAAAACTTACACAAGCCCTTGAATTAGCAAAGTCTAAATTAAAAGTAGCTGAACAGGCATTGAATGATATTACCAAATGGGATGATGATTTGGAAGATGAATATGGAGACCCTGGAGAAAGAGCTAGTTCGGCTTTAAAAAAGATTATGATTTTAAACGGTTTTTAGCCTTGCCAATAACTAATCGATTACAGTATATTTAATACGCCAAGCATAAACCGTTTTAAAAATAAATATTAAACAGCCATAGTCAGCTAAAAAAACAAAAATTAACTTTTTTGCTTCTGGTAAGAAAGTTGATTATGGCATAAAAAAAAATAAATGGAATTATTATATACCCTCACACAATTAGCAAATCATTTAAAAATTTCAGAAAAATCAGTTAGAAATAAATTAAATATTTTAAAAATAAAAAGATATAGTTCTAAAAATAGAAATGCGATGTATTCAGCTGACGTAATTATTGTTTTAGAAAAATCTTATGTTTATAAATATCCACATAAAATTAAAAATGATATTAAAGGTTATACTGCAAATTATTTAATAATAGAATCCAAATTAAACTATGATACATTATTGTAATTGCGATCAAAAATACGTTACCGAATCCAGCTCCAAAAGATGTTGCACAGCGCAAAGTATTAAAATAAAAAAAGAAGCCGTACCAACGGCTAAAAGAAGGTTAAAAAAGACTAAAGAAGAAATAAAAGCATATCGAGAGATTTACTATTTAAAAAATAGAGATAAAATATTAATGGTCCAAAGAATTTACGATCAAAATAAAAAACATGAAAAGAACATACAACGTATTGGAGAATAGATTTACACTTGCAGAAATTGCAAGCGCATTAATACCAAATGCAAAAAAATTGGTTAGAGAATCTAAAGACTTACCGCATTTACAAAAACCTATAAAGTACCTGCTAAAATAAGTTCTTAAATTATTGTTAATATATTTGCGAACTAATGTAAAACTATTGTATTTTTACACCAGCAATAAAGCTAAACACTAAAATATAGAAATTATGACTATTCAAGAAAAATTAAACAGAAAAGGTTACAATTTAGTAGCAAGTTACAATAATGGCGAAAGAGTAGGGTATTTTGCTAATAATAGAAAATACAACGAAAAAACTAGAATTTATAAAACTCAAACAGAAGTTTTAAACTCAATTTAACCATTAAAAAAAAATAAGTTATGGAAAGCAACAGAGAAATTTTTTTAAAAATGACTGAGGAACACTATATGCAAATTCCATTAAAAACTAGACAAATGTTTTTATCGTCAAAGCGCATAGATAGCGACTCGCACGACTGGAAAGAAAATATGAACGATCCAGTATTTGCAAATATTTATAAAATAAAAAAAGCAGTTGCAAAGCAATTAGAAGAGAGACAATATCAATTGAGAGAATTAAGATTAACGAATAAATAATTATGAAAAACTTAGCAACTGCATTAGTTAAAGCTCAAATGGAAATGGTAACACCTAAAAAAACAGCTTTAAATCCTTTCTTTAAAAATAAATATAGCGATTTAAATAGCATATTAGAAGCTATATTACCAGCGTTTAATAACAACGGAATTGTTATATTGCAGCCAACTTGCACAATAGAGGGTAAAAACTACGTTAAAACTATTTTAATGCATGAATCAGGCGAATTAATAGAATCATTAACCGAAATTATATTTTCTAAGCAAAACGATGCACAGAGTCAAGGTAGCGGTATATCATACGCTAGAAGATATGGTTTGCAGAGTTTTGTCGCAGCAGGAAGCGAAGATGATGACGGACAAAAAGCAACAGTTCCCGCAAAAGAAAAGTCTATTCAATTAACACAAGAGCAAAAAAACAACGAAATGTTATTGCATAATGCGGAAAACAAAGATAGTTTAGGTTTAATATACAAGTCTTTAAACGCAACAGAACAACAAAGAACAAAATTATTAACAAAAGAATTATTAACAAAATTTTAAACATATTATGAGTGCATTAATTAACTTAGGAATTAAAGGCAAAGATGGAAAATACAAGCAATACACCATTTCAATTTCCGACACCGCTAACGAATATGGCCAAAACGTATCGATGTATTTGGCGCAATCTAAAGAGCAAAGAGATGCTAAGGAAAAACGTGTTTATCTTGCAAACGGTAACGTAATTTGGACAGATGGTATAATTGTTTCGCCGCCAAGAAAAGATCAAATGACAGAGGCGGAAAATGATTTATCTGATGATTTAGATTTTTAATTGAAAAAGCAAGTTATTAAGCAACCCACATTGGCCGAACTAGAAAAAGAGAAAATTTCCGCAAGTCCAGAAAGACGCAAAGAAATACAAAAATATTTAGATTGGATTTATTGGGGAATTAAGAAATAAGTAGTATATTTGACTTTCGACGGATAAAACCACTAATTTTTAGAATTTAAAATTATTAAAGAAGCATTTGTGATTATATCGCACTTGCTTTTTTTTATACAAAACTATTGTTTATTTACTATTTTATATTATATTTGCATTAGTATTATTTTGTAGAGAACTTAATACAACTAAAAACATTTTTTATTATCCTATCAGGGAGGTACTCTACTACCAAACTGATAGGATTTTTTTATTTAACTATGAAACCATACATAGACCAACAAAAGAGTATTGACGAAATATTTTTAGAATTTAAAAGCCGAAATAGGCTATTATACGCTTTACCTACTGGAGGTGGAAAAACCGCTATATTTTCCTTTATTGCAAAAAGATTTATAAAAGAATGCGATAAAAAAGTATTAGTACTAGCACATAGAACAGAATTAATAGATCAAACTTTAAACACACTTCGCACTATTGGAGTAACATGTGAAAGCGTAATTGCATCTAAAAGAACGTTGCACAATAATAGTAAAGTTTACGTTTCTATGGTGCAAACATTGAAAAACAGATTACGTGTAAACCCGCTTTTTTTGCAAAATATAGGCCTTATAATAGTTGATGAGGCTCACTTAAATTTGCACAAAGAAGTATTATCTTATTTTAACTGCAAAATATTAGCCGTAACAGCTACTCCAGTTTCGTTAAAAAAGATAAATTTTACACGCTGCCACCGATGCAAAAAAGAATATGACACAGTTACTGCTTGCTGCAATTACGAAACTTACGAATATTCTAGAAAGTTCTCGTATTCTGAAATATACCAACATATTATTTTAGGACAAAGTATTTCAGAATTAATAATAAATGATCGATTGGTAAGAGATTTAAATTATCAAATAGGTGGTTGCAATCGTTCCGATTTTAACATCGATGAAAAAACAGGAGATTTTGACACCGAAAGCACAAACCAATTTTTCGGACAGCCAAACGTTGTTAAAAATTACGATGAGATTTGCAAAGGTGAAAAAACAATCGTTTTTAATTCTAGCACTAAAACTAATTTATTAACTTACGAAAGTTTTATAAATGCAGGTTACGAAAATGTACGTATGCTAGATAGTGTAAACACTAAGCAATCCGAGCGTAAACCAATATTAAAATGGTTTAAAGATACGCCTAATGCAATATTATTAAATTGTGGGGTTCTTACAACAGGATTTGACGAACCTAGCATACAGGCTGTTATTATGAACCGTGCTACCTTATCATTAGCATTATGGCAACAATGCGTTGGCCGTGGCGGTCGTAAATGTGAAACAATTTATAAGCCAACATTTAAAGTGATCGATTTAGGTGGCAATATTGAATCGCATGGAAAATGGAGCGATGAAGTTGACTGGAAAAGTATTTTTTATGGTAGTAATGAGAAGCCTAAAATAAAAAAAGAGGTTTTAGATCAAACAAAAAACTGTAACAATTGCGGTGCAATAATTTCACGAACCGCTATTGAATGCCCTTTTTGTGGTATAGTTGAAGAACCTATAAACTATACTACAATATCGCAAGAAGTGGCAACTTTAATCGATCAAATACCTATGCCAGACGGACGTAAAATTGTGGCTTATGTGCAAAAAATTGATAGAGATAAAAATTTTGCGTGGGTAATTTTACAAAATCAAATAATTGATATTTTTATTAGGCATTCAGTTACTTTTGGAATGTACACAAAAGCAGAAAAAAACGGCAAATTTGAAATATCAATTAGAAATATTATTAAAGAGCCTTATTTAATTATTCAATGTTCGAAATTAGAAGGTACAAATTTGCGAACTAAAGCCTATATTATAAACAAAATAAAAAATAAATTAGATGCGTATTATTCCAGAAAGTAAAATTCAACAAGAAGCTGTTATTTGGTTTAAAAACACGTATTGTTTAAAACATTACAAATCAAGACTTATTATTTACAGCGTACCAAATGGTATTAACGTTCCTTGCAAGCCAAAAGACAGAATTAAAGCATTAGACTTGCTTAATAAAACGGGACAATTAGCGGGCGTTAGTGATTTATGTATTATTGGAATTCTTGGTCGTACCGTTCACGCTGAATGCAAAACGCAAGAAGGCACACAAAGTGAAGAACAAATAGATTTTGAAAATAGAATTATTTTGCTAGGTGGTAGGTATTTTATTTTTAGAAATTTAACAGAATTCCAGAACCAAATTTCAAAACATATTGTATATTTGACAACCGCTTAATGGCGGTTTTTTATGCAAAAATAAATTAACATTTTTAACCATGAGAGAAATAAGGCAAGACTTATATACACAGACCGAATACGCAAAGAAAATTTGCAAATCAGTTCCTTACGTAAACAAGCTTATAAAAGAAAATAAAGTTAACACAGTAACCGTAAACGGTGCAACACTTATTAAGATATGACAATAGAAAACGCATTACAAAGAATACATTGGAGAGCTTCTTCCCAACAAAATTACAAGCCAAATCCTAAAGACATTGAAGCGGTTAATTTTATGGTAGAATGGGTTAACCGAGAAAAAAAGCAGTCTATAAAAAAACATCAAATGTTTGCTAAGTTATACGCAACATATTTGGGGGAGTTGCTGCTGCATTACAAAGACATCGACCAGGCGCAAAAAGAAATAAACACAATATTGTCAGCTCCCACAGAAAATAGTTTCTTTTGGTTTAGAGAAAAATTTAATTTAGTAGAACATGAAAAAGCTTTAAAAGTTTTGCATCTATCAAACGCTCCATATTACATGAAAAGTAAAGATGAGCTGGAAAAAGAAAAAGAAATCTTGCAAGATAACCAAGAGTATTTTTTAAAACACATTCAGCAATGGAGTTTAGAAAATATCAGTAAAAGTTTAGAAAATCAAATAACCGAAGCAATAAATAGATATGATAACAATTACTAACGAATGCAATATGGAGCTTATGGCTCGATACCCTGATAATTATTTTGATTTGGCAATTGTTGATCCGCCTTACGGGATAGGAATGGATGGTGCAAAAGAAAGTACAAGTAAACACGGAGGTAGAAAAGCATACGAATTTAAAGGGTGGGACAATAAAATGCCAAGTAAAGAATATTTTACTGAATTATTTAGAGTTAGTAAAAATCAAATTATTTGGGGTGCTAATTACTTTTGTAAATATTTACCTAGCTCGATGGGTTGGATTTTTTGGGACAAAGGACAAAGAATTTGTAATAGCGACGGAGAGCTTGCATATTCAAGTTTTAAAAAAGCTTTAAGGGTTTATGAATTAAACAGATGTGAAATACAAAAGTTTGGCGGTGCAATCCACCCTACACAAAAACCCGTTAAACTTTACGAATGGCTTTTAATTAACTACGCAAAAGAAGGCGATAAAATACTAGACACGCATGGTGGATCAATGTCAATTGCTTTAGCAGTTCACAACGTAAATAGTAAAAACAATATGAATTTAGATTTAAATTTATGTGAATTGGATACGGATTATTTTGACGCTGGAGTAAAAAGATATAATAATCATATAAAGCAGAAAACTATTTTTGATTTATGACATTTAATTACTATATTTGCTTAAATAAATGTATATCTAAAATGGCAAATGTAATTGATTTAGTAGGTTTAAGTTTTGGAAGATTAAAAGTTCTTTCAAGAAATGAAGTAAAGGGTAACAGGAGACAAGTAAGATGGGATTGTGTTTGTAAATGTAAAAACACGCATACTGTTACAGGGGAAAGTTTAAGGAGCGGCAAGAGTAAAAGTTGCGGTTGTTTATTAAAAGAAGCACGTTTTGTAAAAAACAAAAATACAGATAGAGAGCTAGCAATGTTACTTTTAATTTATAGCCCTATGAAAAAAAGACATAGGTTTAAATTTAAAAATGAAGATTATATAAACTTTGATTTCTTTAAAAAATTAAGTTTATCAAATTGTTTTTATTGCGGTTCAATTCCTTATAATACACAGTCAGACGTTAGGTACTTAAAAGATGGCACAAAATTAATAATCACAGATTTTATTTTAAAATACAACGGTATTGATAGAATTGACAGTCTAAAAGGATATGAAAATGAAAATGTTGTTTCCTGCTGTAAAAATTGTAATTCAGCAAAAATGCAATTAACTATTTTAGACTTTAAAAACCATATAATTAAAATTTATAAAAACTTTGCATCAAAATAAATGCAAGTTTAAAAAGTTTACAACAGCACCAATCACAACTAACAATGTTTTAATTATGATAAACTTACCTAAAATAGAATTAAAATCAGATAGTATAGAAAAGGTAAATTTAGATAAAATACTTTCTTATCTTGTTCTGCCATCAGATGAAATACCAAAACCCGATCCAGTTCTTTATTTTGGCGAACAGATGGTGATGACTAGACAAAATATATCGTGTGTTACTGGAAAAGCAAAAGTAGGAAAGACATTTTTGATGACTTTAATAAACCAAGCTATATTACAAAAAGGCGAACATAATATTTTACGGTCGTACCTACCAAAAGGAAAAGATAAAATAATTTACATTGACACGGAACAATCAAAATATCACATATCATTAATTTTGCAGCGTATAAAAAAAGTTGTATCTGATGAAAAATTGAAAAATATATTAATGTTTAATTTTGATGCGCTTTCAACAAACGAAAGAAGGTCTTATGTTGAGCAACTTGTTTATACAATTGATGGAGTAGGAGTCGTAATTATTGATGGTATTGCTGATTTAATTTATGATACTAACGACATTAGAGAATCAGCAGACATGGCCGACAGTCTTAGAAAATGGGCAACACAACGAGACCTACATATTATCAACGTATTACATCAAAACCCGTCTGATAATCAAAAAATGCGCGGACATTTAGGCACAATACTTACAAATAAATCAGAAACCGTTATACAAATATCTAGTAGCAAGGAAAATGAAAGTATTAAACTTGTTGAATCTTTAGCAACTAGGAACAAAAAGCCAGAAAATTGGAGTTTTGAAATTATAGAGGGACAGCCAACGATTATGGATACTACTTACACCGCTCCAGTAGCAGGACGTAAAATTAAAAAATTATGGCAAAATTACGAAAGGTACGCTATTTTAATACAAGCGTTTACAGGCGTTAATAAAGCGCAAGGTATAGGTTATTCGGTTTTATTGGAAAAGGTGCGGGAAAACGTATCAGAAATGGGCGAAAATGCAATTAAGGAGTTTATTAGGTACGCAAAAGAAATGAAATGGATTTGTCAAGACATTCCAAAGGGTGCTTATTTTTTACATGATTTTATTGAATAGTTTAAGTTTAATAACTATATTTGTACTTTATAAACCAATAAATTAAAAAAAAATGAATTTTAAAAAAGTTACACTAAAAAATGGACTTATTGCCTATGTTAATTTAGATTTAGTAAGAAGTATACATGAATCATGTAACGGAACGTGTATTTTTTTTTCTGAAAATGATCGAGTTATAGTTCAAGAAACTCCAGAACAAATTTTACACAAAAAAGTTGGTAGGACTGCAAAAATTTACAAAGAATTTTCTATTGAAGAAATTTTTAAGGATTTTGAAAACGGAATTAAATATTCTGAATTAGTAAATTTAATTGCTTTAAAATCTGAAAGAGGAATAAATTTTAGTAAAGAATTAATCGTTAATTTAAAAGCTAATGGAAGCATTTATAATAAAGAAATAAAAGGATTATACTTTCTCACGGTTTAACCGTTTACCAATTATTTTAATTAAACTGTTAATTGGTAAACCATCATATTTGTAGGTAATTTATCGACAGTTTAATAATTAATTGTAAGAAAAAAACACAATTGTTTTGTTTTTCTTATAAAATATGTTAAATACGTGTATAATTAGCAATGGTTTAATATGGTTTACTGATGATAATGTAATGGTTTGATGGTTTAACAACCCCCTTTAGGGAAGGGGTTGTTTAACTAAACCATCATGACAAAAAACATAGATAAAATAAACTACCTTAATAAAATGTTAAATAATAAATACAAACAAATAATAATACCTATCTTAGCAAAATGGAAAATATAAACATATACGGTATAACACGCAAAAAGACAAAAAGCAAAATAGACGTTTTAAAAGACTTTATTAATGAGTATGATACTTACGACGCTAAAGAGCTTTCTATTGCCTTAAATATGCCTGTATTGAAGCTAATAAGCGAAATAGATAGCATTCAAGGTTTAAGTTGGATGACTATATCCCAAAAAGTTTACAGATTGCAAACTAAGGGCTACGGAATAGAGGAAATAAATTTAACTTTAAATATAAAAACAATATGAGACCAAATTACACGATAGAAAAATCAGACTTTTATGAAAATCCTTTATTTATAAGTGTTTACAACTGGTCTGGTTTAAATCTTATTGGACTGTACAACTGTTCTACAATCCAAGAGAAGCAAGATAACTCGATTGGTCAGTGGAGAATTAAATATAAAAAATAAATGAAAACATTTAAAGAGATTAAAAAGCATTTTAAAAATGCAAAAGAAGTAAGGTGTTTAGTTGATAGAAAGATTTATAAAATAGGTAAAATTAAAACTAATAAAGAAGGATTTGCCCGCTTTGAAATTTTTTGGGTTACTGATAAATATGTTAGGAATACAATAAAATTAAGTGAAAATAATGAATTAGCTGAAATAATTTCTTATAAAAAACCTAAATTTGAATATGGTGATAAAGTAGTGGCTAGTGATTACAAAGATTTTAGTATTTCTGTAAATTGTAGATACGCTTGTAAAAATTTATTTAATAGATACGTAGTATTTACTGATTATGATTATGATTATGCTTTTGTTTATAAATATATTAAAAAAACAATATGAAACTAAAAGAAGTAAAAAAGCATTTTAAAAATGCAAAAGAGGTAAGGTGTTTGAATGATGGAAAGATTTATGAATTAGGCAAAATTAAAATTAATAAGGCAGTATTTACATATTTTAATGTTTTTGTAGTTTATGATAAATCTAAAAAAATTGCAGTAAAACTAAGTGATAATAATCAATTTGCTGAAATAATTTCTTATAAAAAACCTAAATTTAAATATTTAGAAAAAGTAATTGTTAATTTTTGGCAATTGTAGATACGCTTGTAAAAATTTATTAAAAGGATACCTTATGTTTAATGATTATGATTTTTATGTTTATAAATATATTAAAAAAATAAAATAATGGCAAAGAACGGTAACATACACCCAACAAGAATATTTAAAAATCCAGACGAATTAGAACACGCTTTTCAGCTTTATAAAGACGATTTACTATTGCAGGCTAAAGAATGGCAAAAAGTTCAGTATGTAGGCAAAGAAGGTCAACGAATGAGCGATGATATAAAGTTGCCTTATACGTTAGATGGTTTTGAGGTTTTTTGTTATAAAAATTATGGAACAGTTGAGGATTATTTCAAAAACAAAGATGGTTATTACACTGACTTCTCACCTATCTGTACACACATAAAAAAAGAAATTAGAGCAAATCAAATTACAGGTGGTATGGCAGGAGTGTTTAATCCTAGCATTACGCAGCGATTAAATAACTTAGTAGAAAGAATTGAGGAGATTACTCCAGACAAGCCTAAAAAAATAATTGTAAAAATTAAAAGAGATGAAAATAATAATTCTTAAGAGGTCTATACTGTTTATAGACTTAGATTTAAAATCGGATAAATGTCATTGTTTCTTTTTATTTTTTATAAGTTGGAATATAATTAAAGATAATTACCAAGAATTTAATTTTAATAATACAAACATGAAACAAATTAAACAATTTCACGTAAATTTGGCGGATGACTGGAATAGAAAGTATAGAATTTGAGAAAGAGTTTTTTAATGAATTGTATCATGAATTTGATGAAGCTTTTAATAATTCTGATATTCGTTATATTTTTGCTTACGGTGGTTCTAGTAGCTCTAAAACTTGGTCTATTTGTCAAAGAATAATCATCTACATGATTGAGGATGAGGATAATAATTCTTTTGTATTTAAGAAAGTTTCTGCAAAAATTGATGAAACAATATTTGCAACTTTTAAAAAAATAATTAAACAATGGGGTTTTTTAGATTACTTTATAATACAAAAACATTTTATAAAGTGTAAACATACTGGTTCATATACTTCTTTTTCAGGTCTGGATGATGCTGACAAGGTTAAAGGATTGGAGGATTATAGGAAAATATTTATCGATGAGTTAGATCAAATAGCTTTTTATGATTACGAGCAATTGGAAACAAGATTAAGAGGTCAAGAAGGCCAGCAAATTATTGGTGCGTTTAATCCTGTTAGTGAAATGTCAGATATAAAAACAAAAATATTTGACAAAGAAGAATTGACTGAAGTTCCTTGTAAGTCTGTTGATTTAAAACTAGTAAATAAAGACAAGGATATGCTTATTTTAAGAACAAATTATCTTTATAACATTTGGATAGTTGGAGATGGAAAAGGTGGTGGGTTTATTGACAAGCATACAATTAAAAAGTTTGAAAAATTTAAAATAACAAACTTAAATCATTATAACATCTACGCTCTAGGTAAATGGGGCAAACTAAGAACTGGTGGAGAGTTTTTAAAACAATTTAAAAGCGATAAGCATGTAGGAGTTTATGATTACGATCCTAATTTACCCTTGCATATTTCATTTGACGAAAACGTATTACCTTATCTTACTTGTAATGTATTCCAAATAGAAAACGGTTTGCTTAAGCAAATAGATGAAATAATGCTTAAAGACCCGCTTAATACGCTTAAAGATACTTGTGACGAGTTTATTAAGCGGTATGGCAAAAATAAAGAGGGCTTGTTTGTGTACGGAGATGCAACTAGCAAAAAACAAGATACAAAAATACAAAAAGGTCAAAACTTTTATTTACTTATAAAAGGATATTTAAAAAATAGTCATCCTACATTTAGAGTGCCTCCTAGCAATCCATCAGTAATAATGTCAAGAGGATTTACAAACGAGGTACTTTTAGGTAGCATAGAGGGATTAAAATTAGTTTTTGATAGTAAATGCAGAAACAGTATAAACGATTACCAATACTGCACCGAGAATGAGGAAGGCAAAGTAAATAAAAAAGTTGTTAAAGATAAAGTAACAGGGCAATCTTACCAAGAATACGGGCACGCATGCGATACGTTAAGATATATTTTAACAAGAATGTTTGTCGATAAATATAAAAAATACATGAAAGGATGAAAATAGAAACAAAATTTAACTTATCAGAAATTGTGTATCTGATAACGGACAACGAACAATTAGAGAGAATTATTACTGGAATTACAATTTCTCATAATCAAATAATTTATAGACTAGCTTGTAGTATTGTTGAAAGTTGGCACTATGATTTTGAATTTGTAAAAGAAAAAACCTTTAAATTATAAAAGGATGATTTTAGGAATAACACTAAACAAATTTGCTAAACTAAAAAATCAAGGGCAAAACATAAAGTTTGCATTTTGGATTAATTATTTACTTAATAAAAAGTCATCTTATAAATTTAAAACTAAAGATATACAAAACTTAACATTTGATCAGTATACAGATTTAGAGATATTTTTAGAAGCAGAAGGTTTTAAAGAATTTTGTAGTATCTTTGTTGTAAAAAAATGGTATCAAATAATTTACGTTCATAATTTAGAATTAATCATGTTAGATTATTCAGCGCAAAAAACAGCGCATTACGAACTAAATGATTTTATTTTTAATCCTCCTATTTACGGAGAGGAAGGCAGCGAGACAATCGGATCTGAAGTTAGAAAAGAATTCGTTGAACGGTTTGGAAACAATGTAGTTTTAATGGACGTCCTTTGTAAAGGAGACTTAAGCAAATATAAATTAGTAGAGCAATGGAAGGTTAGCGAGTTCTTTTTTTGGGCAAACTATCTTACGGGTCAAAGAATATTAGAACAAGTAAAATAAAATTTATGGCTAGTCAATTATCACAAGTTTTAACGCACATTATAGAAGTTTATAGCGCAAGTCCGTTAGTTAATACAATTGCTTTTAAGGATGATGATGTGATTGATATTAGCAAAGAAAACATTTATCCTTTAGTAAGTTTTCAATTATTGTCAAGCCCAGCACCGTTGCAAGACTTAAAGAAGTTTGTTTTTGAATTTACAATTTTAAATCAAAGAGACGACGCTAAAATTGCAACGCCTTCTAAATTATTAAGTGATATAAATTATATTGATAACATTGGAATAGCTGACAGCATCGCAAACAATTTTATTTTAGAGGTTTTAAAATCACATAATGTTTTGAATATTAATATAGTGGAGGCTAGTGTATCAGAGTTTGTTCCAGTAAGACGTGATGAACGCAATAATTTAGATGGAGTAAAATTTAACGCTACATTTTCAATTCATCAAAATGACATATAGCGTAGGACAAATAAGGCAGTACATTAGAGAGGTTATAAGAACTTCTAAAAACACAGCTAGAGTTGATTCTGGATTGCTTAAAGATACGATGAGAGGAGCTTACATAGGTAAAACAAATTCCATAGAATTTAGACAGTTGTTTTATGGAGCTTATGGCACAAACAGTAGGTTAATTGCGAACGCTAAAAGAATTATACCTAAAGATTTAGAATGGGTAGTTTTTTTTGAGGATGAACAAGGTAGAGAAATAACCATTAAAGGCAAGACTAGAACTGGGCGCGATATAAGAAGGTCAGCAGTAAGCAGCGCAAATATAGGTACTGACAAGATTAAGCAATTATTAAAATCTTTAAAAATAGCAGATGGCGGCAAGAAAGACAATACAACAGAAGGAGATAGAAGCGTTGACTAAAAATAGTTTGCTTGAATTAGGAAGGTTAGTTAAAGTTGTAACCGCTAGAAATTCAAAAGTGAGCTTGCTAGAAAAAGATCACTTACGGGATTCTGTTGGTAGAGCGGTTAAGCCTTATAATACTTTGATATTATCTCAAAAGTTTTACGGTCAATATAATACACCTAAAGGGGAGGCTACACCAAAGGAAAGAGAAAATTTAATAAATACACCTATGACAAATGCAATTAGAGAATATGTGGTCGATGCGGTTAATGTTCACGTAAAAAACATGATTGATTTATTAACTAGTCCAATAGTATAGTATGCCTTTAGCAACACCAATTTTAACAAACATAGACAGCAAAGCAAAAATATACTTTGCGGAAAGTCCTGTTATATTTAATTTTCTAAACGAATTACAAGATACTAATATACAAACAGTAAGTATTGAAATATACATTTGGCGCGGATCGCAAACTAATGATTTGCCTTTAAGTCCTAACGTTGTGTTTAATAATGTAAAAAAAATATCGCAAGATGATAATTATATCGAGATAAATATAAATAACGAACTTAAGTCTTTTATTACTAGTAGTAACCTAAACAAAAATAATCCGCAATTTGCTTATAATAGCACGGCAGGCGCAACAACGGCAGGCGAAGGGGTATACTTTCATGTTGTTTTTAAAGTTAACTTAGAAAGCGTAAAACAGTTAGGTACTTTTTTTGCCACGTCAGGTTATCGATTGACGCAAGAACAAAAAGGAGGTTCTTATAGCACATTTGATGAGGTTGAATTACTAAGAAGGTTTGCAAATGCTATAAATTATGATAGGTTTACTTTTAATTTAAACACAACAGCAGAAACTTCTACATCAGGCACAGGAGAAAATGGAATCATTTTGCAAACAATTGTAAATCCTGCTTTAAGATTGCAACAAACAGGAGTTACTTCTATAATCGTTTATCTCAATCGTTTAGGTTTATGGGATACCTTTACTCCGTTTGGGAGGTTTACGGAAACAATACCGACAAAACGAGATGAGTTTAGTATTTCTTTTAGAAATGCATTAAACATTAATAGCCAAATTCAACACCTTAAGCAAAACGGATCTCCAGTTGGTTTTAGAAAATTTACAATTAATACAGGCTTAATTGACGAAAACAATAATTATCAAATAAGAGAATTATTAGCATCAAGTAAATTGTATTTGGTTATATTTGGAGCTGATATATTTAAAACAGTGCAAACAGGCATTACAGTAGATAGTACATCGGTAACCGTTGACAACACAACTATTACAGTAGATAGCGATGTTGTTACAGAATTAAATTTAGGTTTTTACTCTACTTTTACACAAATACCAATTAAGAATTTAACAACAGATTTTTTAAAGAAAACAAGGCTTAACGATAAGAGCTCTATATCTTACACGCTAGAGTTTGAGGAAACTAATAATTTTATAAATAACATTGTCTAATGGTTCAAATATACATCAAGCATACTGACAATAATTTTTATTTATTAGATGTCGACGAAAACGAACTTATAAATTTAAAGTTTACATTTAAAGACTTAAACGACATTAGTAAAATATTTGCACCATTTACGCAATCATTTACTTTAAAGGCAACAGATAAAAATAAAATACTAAGCGGGTTTTACGGTAATGAAAAAATACAAAGACCTAATTTAACAGGCGAATTTGATTCTAAAATTTACATAGCTGGTTTTTTATTTCAGTCAGGCAAATTAACATTTAAAGAAAGTGATTACGAATTTCAAAACCAGAAAGTTTACAAAGCATCTTTTGCAAGTAATTTAACAAGCCTGTCAGAAATTTTAGGAGACACAACAATACAGTCGTTATTCCAGAAAACAGATGGCAGTTTTGATACTGAATTTTTAATTGATTTTAATACGCTTACTTTAAATAAATTAATGTCATCAATAAAATCTGTTGACGTTGCTAGTACCAATATAAATTTAAAGTTTGCAATTCCATTTATTAGCAATAAACGTGTTTGGATTTACGATGAGGAAAACTTAAAAACCGTTGATAATATTGCTTTTCAAAATAGCCGAACAATAGATACGGTTAACCAAATAGAACTAGATGAGATAAGACCTGCAATAAATTATAAATGTATTTTAGAATATTTAATTTTAAAAATAGGCGTGCCTATAATTTGCCCTTTATTTGACAGACCAGAATTGCTAGATATATTTACTTGGTGTAGTGCTGAAAATATAGTTACACCTAATACAAAAGCGTCCCCGCTTGTAAATTATAATAATATAATTGCAGCTAGAACAGATTTTAAAAGAGATACATCAGCGGTAAGCGTTCCACAAATAGAAAACGTTAAATGGTTAATGACTAGTAATTCTGTTACAGGAATTTTTAAGTGCAAACGCAATAACGCAAACAGCGGAGAGCAAGGCGGTTGGTCTGATGGATTTGATGTTAATGTAATTTTTAACAACCTTATATCTTTACAAGGAGCTGGAACTAAAATAAAAGTAAATTTAATAAATGCGGAAACAAATATATTACTAGATAGTCAAGAGATAACAGGTAATGTATTTACAAGTAGAATAACAGATACAAGGGCTGAAAATCCGACAATGTTAAACAGTAACGGTGAGCTATTTATGAGAATAGAAGTTTTGCCTTTAACATTACTAGCTTGGAATAATCTTAATTTTCAAACTGTACAACGATTTAATTATACTAGACGAGTTACAGGTTTTAAAAGAACAGCGCGTGCAAATTATTCACACACCAGTTTAAACAGTACGGCATCAGCAACATTAGGCGGTAACAAATTTAATTTAATTACAGCTTTACCAAAAATAAAGTCAGCTGATTTTTTAAGATCATTTTTTAAAACATTTAATATTTCAGTTGTTGCAACGGGATTACCTGATCAATCGATGTATTGGTTAACACCAAGCGACATACAAGAAAAAAACAAAGAGTGGAGCACTAGAGAGGTCGACTACACAGAATATACGGACATTGCTACTTTAAATAAAAAGGAAGGTAATGAATACAATCAGTATTTATTTAGTCATGCAAAAAGCAAATATTTTGATAGTGAAACATTTGGCAGTTTAATATTTCCTGAAGCAGAAGTTTTAAAGCCAACTAAGTTTGAAATAAAAACTGATTATAGTATTATGAATGTGCGTAATTTAGCGCACCCTTCAAGCGTTAAGACCGCTTACGGATTTGCAAACGAAACACCAGAGGTTTTAAATAATGGTGCGGTAAGATACAAGCCAGTCTTTGAAGAATTTACTTTGTTTTATTTGCAGGCAAATAGCTTGGGTGCAAGTCCATTTTCTTTGCAATTTTCTAATACGCAAAACCAAAGGTTGTTCCAAATATTACAGCCTTCTTATGTTAATTTTGCTAACAGAAAAACACTAGCCTTTGGCGCAATAGGAATAGATACAGATTCTTTATACCTAAATTATTATAGTGAATTTATAGAATTACTTTTAAATCCTAATACTTATAAATCTGAGTTTATTGTTAATTTACCAGCAAATGAAATATTTTTAAATTTTGCAAATACTAAACAAGGAGAGAGTAATATCCCAACAGGGTTTAGAATGCAAAACCAAATAATTATAGGTAATCAAAGATACTTCTTTTTAGATGCTCAAATAAATTTAACAGATGGTAGAACTAAATTAATAGCTTTAAATTTTTAATATGGCAAATAAAAATCAAGACGAAGAAAAAAGAGTAAAAATTATATTTGATCAGAACGCAAGCACCGCAGCAACTGATGTAAACAAATTAAAAGCATCCTTAGATAAGGTAGAGGTTAGTGCAAAAGATGCTGACAAGTCATTTAAAAATATTGACAAGACATTTGAGCAAGTTTACGGAGATTTGCAACCCCTTACGACTAGATTAGGCGAAGCAGAAGACAGATTGTATGAATTGTCATTAGCGGGGCAAACTACCACTGAGGAGTTTAGATTGTTACTTCAAACTGTTGCAAATTACAGACGTGTTCAGATACAAACAGATCAGACCGTTGATGCAGCAGCCACAACAATAGGCCAAAAATTAGGTGGGGCAGCGCAAATTGCAGCAGTAGGAGTGCAGGGAGTTACAGCAGGAATGGCATTATTTGGGGATCAATCTGAAGACACCGAAAAAGCATTGTTAAAAGTACAAAGTGCCATGG